ACCTAATGTCATTAGGTCATATTCACACTGCTTACGAACATAGTCATAGTGGTTCTCTTCAAGAATTGTATTGATAGCCTCTTCTTCTGCAATCTCAATTGCAGGTTTGTAGTTGAGGTTCATATAGAGAGATAGTTCCTCATCGTTGCTAGGCAACTCATCAGGTTGCATAACGAATGGGTCTACCCCTGTTTGTTCTTTGATGTTAAGCAAAAGGTCTTTAGCAACCATCTGCCCCTCAATCATATCTTGGTATTTACTACGCTTTGCTTGAGACATTGCGTCTTGAGAATACGCCTTGACCTTAAATAAACGATCAGACATACCATTAACAACGATATCAACAAACTTAGGGATAATAGGAACAGGTGTCCAATCCAAGTTCATATACGAAAGGTCACCATCAATGGCTAACTCTTCTTTGTACTTTTGAATTGGTTGCTCTCCTCTTGCATACAGACGTAAGCGGTGGAAGTCCCTCCACTGACTGTAATATCTACATTGGTTGCCATCCTTACGAAACCACTCGTACTGAATGGCCTGTCCAACTTGGAGACCAAATTCAAGTGTTTCTTTCTCTGCATCAGTTGCGAATTGACTCGGAAATGATGTAGTTGATATGTTTACAATTACTTCTTTCATGTATTCAAGGAGCTAATATTCCCTTTATTATTATATGTAGCAAATTTAATGCTTATTTTTGACTCTTTTCTCTCGGGTTGATATAAGTGCTTCTGACAAGCCATAATAGCTAATCCTGAGCTGATTGTGGCATCGAACATCGTCCTGTCGCTGATGTCAAATTTAGCCCAATCCTCAAGGGTTCTAGTGAACGGCATAAAGCCCATCTCATCCTCATTTACAAGACCAACGTACTTCTCAATATAAGACTCAATTGCAGCAGCGTGCGCTTGCTTCACATCCTCAGATGAGTTAGGTATACCACCTAGTTCACGCTCAGTTTTTGACAACTTGCTGTACGTCTTGTCAGGCCTGTTGATACAGAAGCCACGATAGCCTCTGTTCTTAAAGTGATACAATAGCCTTGGCTTGTTATTCTCAATTAAGATTGGCATACCATAGAACACACACGCCATCAATACCTCTTCAAAGAATACCTCTGCCGTCTGAGGACGAGCGACATACTCCAAAAAGAACTGATTGATTGGAGCATCGTCCATATGGAACTTGGTAAGACCGTGTAATGCTCCATTAGATCCACGTCCTACAACAACACCTGATATGTCATAGGAGTCACATCCAAATGCACCTATGTGCTCATTACCCGGATACCTAATACCATTCTTCTGATAAACATTGTTTTGGAGCCCCTTGTTTGGAGTCCAAGCTACTAAGAATCTACCCCTTGTGTCAGGAGTAAATATAACTTGCGTATCTCTAATACCATCCTTCCAACTAAATGTACCTCTAGTTAAGTGATGCTCTTTGATCAATGTATCGTTGTAGTCAATCTGCTGATAAATCCTTGTAAGATTAAATAGCGCAGCTTTACTCTCATCACGGAATGCGTGTGACTCTGTACGTGGGAACTGACGATAAAATTCATTTAGCGCATCAGGGTCATTCTTCAATGACTCAACCTCTGCCTCCCAATAGTCAATGGCTCCATTAACAATCAAAGCATCATCAACACCTCTGATTGGTGTACTTGGCTTTCTCAGCACAGGCATACCATATCTGTCAATGAATCCCTCCATATTCCACTCCATAGGAATGAACAAAGAGTATAGGCCTGACTTGGTCTGACCATTGGCATTACGAGTATTAGGTCTTGAGTCCTCATACAAATCCTTGTAGTTCTGACCACCTTTGCTCAATGCATTTGAGGTAGACCCCATCATGCACTTACCAATAATCTTACTACCCAAACGCAAACACGTCTTTGTTACACGCCAATTGTTTAGGATGTTGTTAGGCTTTACCCACTTGGCGCTCTCATCGTGTGCTAAGAACAATAGTTTCTCACCATCGTATGAGTTTTCGTCAGTGTTTTTCCAGTCAATTGTCGTATCAAGTCCATCTACACCTTCCTCGTCAATGTCGTGCATATTCTTCTTGGTAATCTTAGATGCAGGTACCCGGTAGGCAAGCTCAGTCTTTGGCTTATCCATACCGTCCATAACAGGCTTGAAGAAGAAAGGTAAGTTACTGTTGATAGGTACAACCTTGTCAGTAAACATCTTCTTAGCATCGGAACCTGTCTTTGACAAGATACCAACCCTTGCATCTTTAGCGAGAGTTGCAATATTTACACATTCTGATGATGACATAAAGGAGAAACCTGAACGGCGTATTTTTAAGTACACCATACCAAATGATCTCGTGTCAGCCTTGCAGGCTTCCCAAAATATAAAGAAGATTCTATTGGCCTCACGGAAGTCAGGGTAACCGATGTCAATCTTAGACCACTGCAGGTACATATAGTGCGACCCTGTGATGTAAGTAGGCTTACCATTGTTCATAAACCAATGCCCATGATCTCTACGGTCAAACTCTCTCTCGATATAGTCAACGTAATTAGCCTTGAACTCTTTAGGCATCTCGTGCCATTGGAAGATTGACTGAATTCTAGCAAGTTGCTTAGGGATATCAACCCTGTCCCAATACTGCTCAGAAGCTTTTTCACTTCTCCTATCACAGTTATCAGGAGCAAGAGGAAGTGCAATATAAAGCCCATTTATGTGGTATATGTCACCTATCTGACCTGTCTTTGATATGACGATTAGGTCATATTGGTCATTGTAACCATATTGCCAACTATAGTTGCGATTCTTTTGATCACGGGCTTTCTTGTGAATGTGATCATTAGCAATGCGATAAAGCTTATTTAGCTCTTCGCTCTGCGAATCCCTGCTTAGTGTCAAGTTTTGCTGACTCATTTGTTACCTCCTCTAAACTAGCTTTCTCAGCTTCAATTCTATTTAATATGTCGAATGCATCAAATATAGCTAATCGTTTTGACGCAGCAGCATTCTTTAACTTATCTGCAGCCAAATCATCCTCAGAATCAATCTTGATGATATCTTCTTTGGCAACTTTGATCAATTGCTCAACAGCCTTGTAACCGGCCTCAATAATCTTGTGTCGTAGTTCTTTTGGTGTCATAGCTTAATTGTTATTTGATGGTCATATATTCTATACAACTTCTCCTCATCCACAATAAACTCATACTCGCTGTCAGGCTTAAAGCATACTTTATCTCCAGCTTTTATGCCTTTTGACATCAAGTACTCATTAGGGTATACCATTACACCCATTAGCGGTTCTTCCTCAATTGGCTTGTATATAAATGATTCTTCAGGCTTTATTGGTTTTACAAAGCAATACCTGTCATAAGCTTGCCAATCTGTTCCGTTATGGAACATAAAGAACTGCTCATCGTCAATAAAGAATAGGTCTTCTTTGAAAAAGCTTTTACCGCTCTTACGGCGCCCTTTCATATCATTATAGAACTTGAATACATTGTGATGTACAAGTAGTTTGTCACCTATCTTGATAGGTCCTTTATAGCCAATGGGTAGCTCAACAACATCAGCCTCTCTATTTGAGAACCTAAAGTCTTCTTCAGAAGTATTGACAATTAAATCAATTCCCCCTATTTCTTTTGTATTGTTGTATCTTTTTCCCTCTCTTGGCTTTACTATAAAGTAAAATGGAGATTGCATTAGATATTTACATTATATTCGATTGCGATAGGAACGGTATTGTTAAACTCTTTCCAAAGGACAACTTCACCCTTATCGTTTTCAATGTAAATCTTAATTGACATCCTATCATCATCATACTTAATGAGATGAATCTCTTGGGTATCATTCAAGACCTTTTGACCTACGATGTAGTGCATTGCGCCACCCTTGTAGTCGGGTCCAACAGATATCTTCCTAATATACATTAACCAACTTTGTTTACAGTGAGGATAACAGATGGTGTAGCAGGATGTGGAGCTGCAGAAGGTGCTGCCTGTATATTAATAGCTGTAGACGTTGTAGACCATAAAAGCTGTACCTCTGTACCTGCATCCATCTGAATAAAGAAGTTCCACGCAGCAACTAATAAACCTGCATTAGCCTGAACCGTAACAGATGTATTACTCCAAGCAACATCAACACCATCTCTTTTAAACCAAAAGTCTACTGTTTCTGATGACCCTCCTGATGTACGTCTAAGCTGAGCAGAGAATGCAATATTGTAAACACCTGCTGCAGAAGCTTTAATCAAAGTTGGATTTCCAAGACCATCATTTAGTATAGATATTCCGCTAGTAGCAGCAGTATCAACACTATTTAATTTAATAGGATAAGCAGTGTTAGCCACTAAAGCTGTTTGAATAGTTGTGTCATAGAAACTACCATACTTAGGTGCCAATGCAGTAACTGATGCAGCTGTAGCATATGTAGTTGAATCTACTGAACCATCTGCTTTTAAGAACTGAACTGAT